TCAAGCCGAACATACGTTCGGGTTTTAAATTGATTAAAATATATCAAGAACCTTGACTTATTTTATCCCATAAAAAACATCAAGCTGATTAATGTATTTTAATCTAATTAAAGTTAGACACAACTAATTCTGGTTAGGCATAACTAACCTCAGTTAGCCTAAACTAACTAAAGTTAGTTACTATTAATTCAAGTTAGTTATAACTAACTTTAGTTAGCTACCTCTCATTAAAGTTTTGTTAAACTAATTTTAGTTAGATTGCCCCTAATTCAAGTTAGTTATAACTAACGCAAGTTAGACTTCACAAACAAAAATTAGTTAAAACTAACGGTAGTTAGATTAAACTATCGTCATTTTGCACAAAATTTTCAATTAAAAAATTTTGTATGATTGCACAAAAAATAATATCTCCAACCCCGCATTTTTGTGCAATCTGCTAAAGTTGATTAAAATGATAACAAAGTATTGTTTTTTGCGTTGTGTTTGGTATAATAGACTTGTGCTTGATAAATAAAGCACTTGAACATTTACAATTTAATATTTTAAGAGAAAGGTGGTAATATTTTATGATTATCGAATTTGCAACTATTATCTTTTTTATTTGTAGTTTAATCAATGTAATGTTATCTACATTAAAAACCATTTTAACAGTTAAAGCGTCAAAAGGTGTGGCAACCATTATTAATGCAATAACTTATGGCTTTTATGCTATTGTAGTAAAACAGTTAGCGAGTTTAGACTTAATAACTACCGTTACAGTGACTATTATAACAAATATAATAGGTGTGTATGTTTCAATGTGGTTATTAGAAAAAACAAAAAAAGATTGTTTATGGAAAATATCCGTCACTACTAAAGATAATACATTAGTAGAAAAATTAGAAAAGTTTAGTATTTCTTATGTAATGAACCCCGTTCAGTACAAAAAACAGACTTATTACAATATTGATGTTTTTAGTGAAAATCAAAAGGATAGTTCTATTATTGAAAATATATTGAAAGAGTACAAAGTAAAGTACAATATTACAGAAATTAATAAAAAATTTTAAAAAAATTAAAAAAAGTGCTTGCAATTCCTCGCAAGATATGATAATATTAATATTGTCAAGAGATACAAGGGATTGCAACTCCACTTTTGACAACGTACATTTATAATTTAATAAAGAGAGGTAACAAAATGAATAAGAAATTTTATTTAACAGTAGACACCGAAACAGCAACAATTCCATTCGCTAATCAGATTTGCAAAAATGCTAATCAAAAACAGAAAATTGCGATTGCTAAACCTTTGGTATATGACATTGGCTGGAGTATTACCGACAGACAAGGCAATATCATAAAAACAGAAAACTTTTTAGTTCAGGAAACGTTCTTTGTTCCTAACATTTTCAATACTGCTTATTACAGAGATAAAAGACCTATTTATATGAAATTGTTAGAAAAAGGCGAGATTAAAGTTGATTGCTGGAATAACATTATGAAGTTATTTATCGCAGACCTTGAAAAAGTTGATATTTCAACTGCCTACAATGCGTGTTTTGATTTTAAAAAGGCGATACCATTTACTGAACGTTATATCAAAGCTTTATATTCAAGTGACTATCAAAAATGGGAAGATAGACAAAAAAAGAGTTGTGAGGACATTCTTAATAATCGCAGTAATGCTAAAAATGAAAAATATTTAAAACCATATTTTGAATTAAGGGGCGTACAGTACCCTATAGCAGACTTATGGTGTATTGCTTGTGAACGTTTAATAAACATTAATAAATACAGAAACTTTTGTCTTGATAAAGGTTATGTAACAAATAGTGTGGTATTTTTCAAATCATCAGCCGAAACATCATTTCAATATTTAATGAACAACTATGATTTTATTGAGGACCACACCGCTTTATCAGACGCACTAATTGAAAGCCAGATTTTAACAAAAGCCTTGAAAAAGGGCAAAATTGAGCCTACATTGTATGCGTTTCCGTTTAGGGATTTAGGTTCAACTATAGATTATGCAATAGGCACTAAACAAAAATATGTTGAACCATTGCACGAATTGTTATTAAATTACATTGAAAGCAATAATGGTTTTGAAAAAGGTGGGGCATATTGGAATAAAATTTTGAAAGAACTTGAAAAACTTGAAAATGCAAACTTTTAAAAAAAATAAAAAAATTTAATAAAAAGGGTTGCAATTCCATTTCAAAGTGCTATAATAGATAGTGTCAAGGGAATGGAGTTGCAACCCACCAAATAAAAAAATTAAGAAAAGAGGTAATGTATTATGACAAACAAAAAAACGACAAAGAGAGATTATTTTAATGGACTTTTAGGAGTGATTGAAAATCACAAAGACAACATTGAGAACTATGAAGAATTTAAGGCTTTTATTGAAAGAGAGATTGAATTACTTAATAAGAAACGTAGCAATTCAAAGCCTACAAAAACGCAGATTGAAAATGAAAAAATCAAAGAAAAAATCTTAATTGCTTTTGAGAAAATTGACGAACCTGTAACCATTACAGAACTTGCTAAAATGGACGGTTTGACTGAATACTCAAATCAGAAACTTTCAGTTTTATGTCATCAGTTAGTAGACGAGCATAAGGTAGTAAATACAAAAGTGAAAAAAGTTTCATATTTCAAAATTGCCTAAAGGCTATGGGGATAGCCACAAAAGGTTATCCCCTTAAAATCTTAAAAAAGGAGTTGATAAAAAATGACTAAGGCAGAAGAAAAAGCCAAAGAAATTCAAGGTTTAATGGAACGTCATTCTTTAACATTGGAAGAAGCCACCCAACTATGGGAAGAAGATAATTCAGACTACTGTAATGAAGAAATGGCAGAAATGGAGAATAAGGCTAAAGCCTTAAAACGCAGGTATGAGAAAGACTTAACAAAAAAACGCAAGCCTACCGAAAGGGAACGCAAAGTTGATACAGAAAAACTTGAAATTTTAAATTTAATAGTTCCAACATTACAAACAATTAGTGACAATGTGGAACGTAAGAATGAAGTTGAGTTACATTTTACAAAAGGTGGTAATGATTACACAATTAAATTAATCAAACATCGTAAAAAGAAGTAATAACAACGAGTGCAAGTAGTATTCAATACTACTTGCATTTTTTTATTTTTTTAATGTTACATATTATATAAGTGCGGGGGAGTCGGTATTAGTGACTTTTGTCTAAATACAATATGTGATATGTCACGTACTATGTTACATATTATAATATGTGATATATCACACGCAAGGTCACATATTATAATGTGTGATATGTTACATACAATATGTGACCTTGACAGGACTCATCGCAGCGTTTCCGGTTGAAACGCTGCGTGTTTGGGTAATATTTTATTATACCACTTTTTCGCTCTGATGTCAATAGTAATTTTGTACAAAAATTTTTTCCCAAAATTGTGAAATTTTACTAATTGTAATTATTAAAATATTATGCTATACTATATACATAGATAAGAGATAGAGTTCTTTACAAGGGCTTAATAAAGAACTGGGTTCTTGTAAAGGTCTATCGCCAAAGAAAGGAGAATATTATGTGGACTAAAGAAACTCATTGGAAACACGATGTTTTAGCCTATCATCGCAAGTATGAAAAAGAAAGAAAAAAAATACTTGACAAAAAGGCTAAAAAGTAGTATACTACTAATATAAGGAGTGAAGTCAAGGCACTCAAATATAAAATTAAAAAAATAAAAAAGTCTTGACAAAATTAAAAATAAATGTTATAATTATTATGTAAAGTAAAGAAAGAAAGAGGTGTTATTTATGAAAATCACAAAGAGAGAAATGTTCAACGCAATTATTAAAATGATGAATGGAGAAAATGCCACACTCCCAGTAACAGACGGCGAACCTTATGTGGTAACTGAAGAAGATGTTTGTCACTTTTGCGAACACGAAATTGAACTTTTAAATAATAAGAGAAGTGGTTCAGGTAAGCCAACAAAGACACAGATTGAAAATGAGAAAATTATGGAAACTATCTATTCAGTTCTTGAAAATGCTGGTGTCGGAATGACAATTTCAGAAATGATGAAAACTGATGAATTAAATGCTTATTCAAATCAGAAATTATCTGCTCTTTGCAAGAAAATGTATGAAAATGAGAAAATTCAGAAGAAAATCATCAAAAAAAAGTCATTTTTCGCTGTAAAAGGTGTAGAAATCACTGAAAAGTAGTATAAAAGGGGCGAAAAGGGGGCAACATCCTTCCCCTTTTTGCCCAAATTGTTTAAAAAATATAAAAAAATTAGTAAAAATGCACAAAAATTGTTGAAAAAAATACAGTTTTTGTGTATTTTTTTGTGAAAATTTACTATTGACAAATGGTAACAAATGTGTTATAATTGTCGGAGCCTGAGCGAGCGACAGGCTCCGAGTCCCAGTCCCATACTCTATATGGCGAATTTTTCTGAGTGTTTGAACTTGTATATTTTTTCTGCCGCGTCCCGAAATCCTTTGCCGACATCTCCGCATATGGCCGCTAATTCTGAGTGTTTTGAGCCCCCTATTTTTTAATTTGATTTTTATAAAAAAATATGATATAATAATAAAAAAAGACTAAAATATTCCCGCTGCCTTTCTCCGCCTTGTTATAATATTTCTAATGTCTTTTCCATAAAGCTATATTTTTAACATTTCCTGCTCGTTTATCAATAGAATAATATAGCAAAAACTTTTTCTCTCACTCCATTTTTCAGTGTTTATTTTTTCAAGAGTGCAACTTAACAATTTAAGCCTAAAAAATTTTAGCACTTTTGCTTACTCTAAGTCTTATTCATAAAACTTATATTCTAACATTTTCCGCCAAATCAATAGCACAATAATATAACAAAATTCAGTCCACTCTTCCCAATTGAATTTTATAAAAATTTTTAGTATAATATATATATAAGATAAAGAAAGAAATAAGAGGTAATAAAAATGGTAAAAGATATTTCAACTATGATAGCAGAAGGTGCAACAAGAGCAGAAATTATGGCAGTTATTGATGAACAGATTGCCGCACGTGACAATAACAATAGACATGCAGAGAATAAGAAAGACATTTGTGATATGATGACATCTCTTGAAAACATTTTAGTAAGAGAAGGTGTTATTATTGAGGCGGAAAGAACTGACTTTGCGAAGGACCCTATGATGGATACTATGGCTAAATATTTTGTTGAAACTATGAGAGAAGAAAGAGCATCAGGCGGTTTTATTCCAAAGGCTGGATTTGCTTCTGCTGAAAAATCAAGAGTAAGAGTAAAAAGAAGTGAAAATAATGAACCTGAAGATATTGATGCGGCAATCAATGACTTCTTAAAGCACTTAAATGATTAAATAGATAGCCTGCATTTTGCAGACTATCATATCAAGAGCTAAAGAATTAAGAACTCTAGAAATAGAGTTCTTTTTTTATGTTTATATGTGCGGATGACGATGAGGAT